TAGTCTTTGACTCCAATAAGTTTTGGCAGTTGATTGATTTGGCAACAAAAGATGCAGAGGTCACTCAGGAGATTAAGGATAAGGATGGTAAACTTGTCAGCACTGCACTTGGTATTGATGATAGTAAGGTCAAAGAGATTGTAGCAGGTTGGTATGCAACAGAGGATGGACATACGACATCTGTTGCACATTGGTTAAGTGAAGAAGACTTTGCAAAGAATGGCGGAGTCATGAATCATGAGACAGTCGAGTCGATCACGAAAAAGAGAAAACCTTTTACTGTCGATTATACAGGATTTGGTTGGACACTTATCAAACATGGTGTTTTTGAAAGACTTGAATATCCTTGGTTTGCTCCCAAGATGCAAGTGTTCGATAGCGGTAATGTACAAGATATGTGCGGAGAAGATGTATCGTTCTGTTTAGATGCAAAGAAAGAAGGTATGGTAACATGGTGCGATCCACGAATACGAGTGGGTCATGAGAAGACGAGGGTAATCTAATGGCTGGTCTCATCTTTATTGCGATAATCTTTGTTATCGTATTCATGTTATATTTTTACAATCCACATCACTAGGAGTTATTATGGTAAAAGGTAAATTAGAAAGAAAGTATAAACTTATACACAATGGGCGCGAACTCTCCAAAGGTTTGTTGAGTGAAGCAGGCAAGTATGATGCAATGCAGATACTGGTTCAGAAATTCGATGAAGGGCGTCCAGATGCGATAGACCCAGATGAGGTTGAGATCATTGACGTAACCAAGGAGAAATAATGGAAGTTCCAGTTTATGATATTCCAGAGTCACCAATATTGATTGTTGGTTTCTTTGGTATTTTATTCACTCTTGTATTATTATACTTTGTGAATCGTGACTATTTTGCGTCACCTTTAAATCGTGACAGGAGAACAAAGTAATGGCAGTTCGTTTTAGTATGGGTTTACCTACCATTGAGTCAAGACCAAAGAAGACTCGTCAAGGTAAATCAGTCAATACAATACTTGCACCTTCGAGTCGTAATAAAAGAAAGAAAAAATATCGAGGTCAGGGTCGATGAGTACATTAATTACTAATCTACCTTCTTATGAAGTATGGGTTCGTAAGGAGTATTTGACCGATCATAAGAGTGGTCATGGTGAATTTGTGAAAGGAGTGTGGGTTTCTGCAAAGAGTATTCCTGGCCGTGCGTTTTATTTTGAAACATATCTACCAGATTATGCTGCAATGTTTGATAAGTTACCAATATCCGCTTTCCTCTCCTCTCCTGAGATACCAGACCCAGATATGACACTTCATAATCTACAGTTTTGGAACTGTATGGACTATGGTGTCGTTGCGGTGCAGAAACAATTCATTGGTTCAATGCACTATGAGGTCTATACAAGGGACTTTGGAACGCAAACAGGTACATATATTTGTACTTTAGACAATTATCATCAAGATGTAGACGCTGTAGACTATTCTACGAGTGAACAACCAGCGGAACATAAGTCTCATAACCTCTTAGAATTGGATAATGGACAGTTTTGTCTCTATCCTAACAACAGAATGAGGATATATGACAACAGTATCACTCCTGAGACACCTAAGATTCCTGATTTTAAGGTTTCTACCGTGTATTATCAGGTTGAAAACGGTCATGATCGTGATGGATTGGGGTCAGAAGAGAATTATTTCTGGAAAACAGCGAAAGAAAGGTCAAATAATATCGAAGTAGGCGCTGGAGGTACTGATATAAACGCTGATTTTTACGGTGGTGACTTTAAAATTGACTTAAATGAACCAGAATTGGGATGAAATGGGTGAACATCTCATATTAGATGTCTACGATGGGTATTTTGATGACTTAAATAGTCCAAATTTCCTTCGTGACATCTTCACTCGAGCTATTTTGAAGTCAGAGATGACAATATTAAACGAATACACCCATAAATTTAAACCATGTGGTGTTACATGTCTTTTTGCACTCGCTGAAAGTCATGTTTCTTGTCATACTTGGCCTGAATTTGGTCGAATGAACGCAGATTTCTTCACTTGCGGCGAAAAAGACCCAAGAATTAGCGCTAAATATATTATTAACGCTTTAGAATCGGAAAAATACAGAATTAGAGTCGTAAAAAGATAAAAAAAGCGGTATAAATAAAAACAGAAAACAAATTGTGTAAATAGTGGCTTCTAGGGCATTCAAAGATATCAATTTATCATTCAAACGTCATCCTGTGACGAATGATTTGGTTGCGATTAAGAATGAAGATGCAATTAAAAGATCAGTAAAAAACATAATTTTTACAATTCTTGGTGAAAAACCGTTTTCTCCTAATTTTGGTTCATTTGTAACTCAATCTTTGTTTGATCTAACCACAGGATATGATGCAATCACTCTTGAAGATGAAATTAAAAACGTTTTATATCGATTTGAACCAAGAATAGATAATGTAGTAATTAATGTATCAATTTATCCTGATTCTAATGAAGTGAATGCCACAATTCAATATGATATTGTTGGTGAACCTTCACCATCACAAATTGTAGATGTTCTCCTTTTCCCAGCTAGAGTATAATGGCTTTCGGTCAATATGTTAACTTAGATTTCGATCAGATTAAGACTTCAATTAAAGATTATCTGAAATCGAACACAAATTTCACCGATTATGATTTTGAAGGGTCAAACCTTTCAATCATAATTGATGCTTTAGCGTATAATACTTATATTACGTCATATAATACCAATATGGCTGCAAATGAGTGTTTTCTTGACTCCTCTACACTTCGAGAAAATGTCGTTGCACTTGCCAGAAACATTGGATATGTCCCAAGATCTCGTAGATCTTCTCGTGCAAAGATTTCTTTCTTTATTAGTGGAATCACTGAAACCGTTACAGCTACAATTCGTGCTGGAATTATTTGCAATGGTGCTGCAGCAAATACAAGTTTTATTTTTTCAATTCCAGAAGATATTACCGTTCCTGTAACAAATGGAGTTGCAATATTTAATAATATTGAAATTTATGAAGGATCTTTGATCACTCAAAATTTTACAGTCGATACTGCAAAATTTAATCAACGTTATATTTTATCAAATTCATCAATAGATACATCTACAATTCGTGTCAAGGTTAAACCAAGTGAAAGTTCTTCATCGACTGTTACATATAAACAAATAGATAACATTGTAGGTGTAACATCAACATCTTCCTCATATTTACTACAAGAAGTTGAAGATGAAAGATATGAATTGATCTTTGGTGATAACGTAATTGCTAAAAAGTTATCAAATGACAATTATATTACAGTTTCTTATATTATAACTGATGGAAAGACTGGAAATGGCGCAGCTCAGTTTAGTTTTATCGGAAATGTGGTTGATCAAGATGGTGCAACTATTGATGCCTCTAATTTTTCTTTAGTAACAACAGAAGAAAATTCAAGAGATGGTGACGATATTGAATCTATTTCATCAATTAAGTATTATGCTCCTCGAATTTACTCTTCTCAGTATCGAGCGGTCACATCATCAGATTATGAGTCAGTTTTAGGATATATTTACCCTAACGTTGAGTCTGTAACAGCTTATGGTGGAGAGGAAATGAATCCACCTCGTTTTGGAAAGGTTTTCATCTCTGTTAAACCTCGAAATGGTGATTTTTTATCAGATGAGACAAAAAAAGAGTTAATACAAAAATTAAAGAGTTATGCAGTCGCTGGCATTGTTCCAGAATTTGTAGATTTAAAATATTTGTATGTTGAATTAAAAGCTAACCCATATTATAACACAAGTTTAAATGATGATCCAGAAAATCTTAAAACTAGTGTCTCAAATGCTTTAACTCAATATTCACGTTCAATAGATGTTAATAAATTTGGTGGTAGATTCAAATATAGTAAAGCTGTGTCATTAATTGACAGTGTTGACTCCTCAATTACATCAAATATTTCTCTTGTAGTGATTCGACGTAATTTAAAAGCGGTTTTGGGTCAATTTGCTCAATATGAAGTTTGTTATGGTAATCGTTTCCACACTCAAGAGAGTTCATACAATGTGGTATCAACTGGATTTACAATTGAAGGTGTTACAGGCACTGTTTATCTTGCGGATGAGGTAATTAATCGTGAAAAAGGTCGAATATTCTTCTTTACATATACAGAGGGCGGAACTCCTAATATTGTGAAGAAAAATGCTGGAACTGTCGATTATATGCATGGTGAAGTTCTTATAGATACTGTAAATATACTTTCTACAACGATTTCAAATGATGTAATTGAAATTCAAGCAATTCCACATTCAAATGATATTGTCGGACTTCGTGATCTATACATCAAGTTTGATATGTCAAATACAACGATTAACATGGTTCCAGATTTAATTGCATCAGGTGAGAATACATCTGGATCAAGATTTGTACATACACACAGTTATTATATGCCAACGTTCACGAGAAAATCAAATTCTCCAGTTTCAACTGCAGCTGCAATTCTCCCATCAACTGCTTCCTCAACTGCAACTCAAACAACAGGTTCTGGCACATACGCATCAACAACAACTTCTACAACTTCAACAACAAGTTCCACAACTACAAGTTCAAGTGGATCTTCATCTAGCTCTGGCGGCGGATATTAATGATAGATACCTCAATACAAAGAGTTCAAATCAATCAGGTAATTGAAAATCAGTTACCTGAGTTTGTTCAGTCAGAAAGTCCACTTTTTGTGGATTTTATGAAGCAATATTATATTTCGCAAGAATATCAAGGCGGATCAATTAATATTTCAGAAAATATAGATCGTTATACCAAATTACAAACCTACGTTGGAGCTGCTCTTACTGAATACACTGGATTATCCACAGATACTAAATCTTTTTCTTCTACAATTTTTGTAGATTCAACAAAAGGTTATCCAAGTAAATATGGATTGTTAAAAATTGATGATGAGATTATTACATACACTGGAATTGGCACAACATCATTTACAGGATGTATTCGTGGTTTCAGTGGAGTTGATGGTATGGATCAACCCACAAAACCTGATTTGTTGTCATTTAATACAAGTGTAGGTGCTGCACATACAGGTGGTTCAAAAGTTCTTAATTTATCAAATCTTTTTATTCGTGAGTTTTTTAACAAACTTAAAACAACTTTTGCGAGTGGATTTGAAAATCGTAAATTAGATAGTGATTTAGATCAAGTTAAGTTCATTCGTCAAATTAAAGATTTTTATAGAACAAAGGGGACAGAGGAATCATATAAAATTCTATTTCGAGCATTATATGGGGAAGAAGTTAATATTATCAAACCAGCAGAGTTTTTAATTAAACCATCTGATGCTGATTACGGATTTGCACAAGATTTTGTGATAAAGCCAATTACAGGCGACCCTCATGATTTAAGAGGATCCACACTTTTTCAAGATGCAGATGAGGATGATAAGAATATTAGAGGTGCTTCTGGTGCAATATCAGATGTCAAGGATTTTATATATGGTGGAGAACACTATTATCAGATAAGTGTATCAAAAGATTCAATTGATGGTAATTTTATGGTTCCAGGCAGAACTCGTGTTACAGATTCAGTATCACTTGGTTCCACAATAATTACAGTTGATACCACTGTTGGATTTCCTACAAGTGGTTCCTTGTCATTACCGACAGCGAGTGTTGCTGGTGTTGTAACTTACACAGGTAAAACTACAAATCAATTTGTTGGAGTGGACACGTCTCGTGATGTTTTAAGTATTGGTGATGATGTAAGATACAATAATGTTGCATACGGATATTCTTTTGCAAATAACACAAAGAAAATAGAAGTTTTAATCACTGGTGTTTTAAAAGATTTTCCAATACCTGACAATACTTTTTACTTTAACAAGGGTGATAAGATTAGAGTTGGAACATATGGCGCTTACAAAAGTTCAGAGGATAGTAATTTTGGATCTTTTGTTTATAACACATCTGTTAAATTTACTCCAAAAACAGTCATAAGACAATCAAGTAGTAGTTTTAACATTACTACTCTATCCGATCATGGATTTTTAGAAGAGGATTCTATTGAAGTTTTAGACGGACAATCTACTTTAGTTGCTGTTGGTCGTGTTTTAAGTGTTATTAGTAGTTCATCATTTGTTTTAGGTGATTTGCCTGGCGTTGGTGTAAACAATTTTGCATTTATAAGAAGAAGATTAAAAAGAGGAAATAGTTCTCTTCATGATAACATTACAAAATATACAACAGATGTTCAAAATGTGTATGATCATGATAGTGATAATGCACTCGCATTACCACCACATCCACATGCGTACGTTGCCTCACCATCAATTCCAAGTTTGGGTAATGAACCCATAGTTGCACCAGATCGTTCTGTAACGTGGACTGGCGCCACTGGCGGAGACCTTATACAGTTAATACAGGTTACAGAGGGTGCATCAGATCATGGATTCTATTCTGGAGAGGTTGTCACTTATAGTGTTGTGAGTGGTAGTCTAGGTCAATTAATTGATGGTAAAAATTATTATGTAAGTCGTGTTGATTCTAACAATATTCGTCTTGCAAACTCCTTACCTGACTTGGTAAATGGTGATTTTGTAGATGCAACTGGAGATGGTACATTTAAAATCTCTGTTCCTGACTTAGCTGGTAAAAAATTAGATCATCAAAAATTATTAAAGAGATTTTCTTTGAATCCAGTATTTGATGGAAAGAGACGTGAGACAGCGCCAGGCACCACTGGCATGCTTGTAAATGGTACAGAGATATCAAACTATAAGTCAGGTGATGTTATATTTTTTGGTGGTGTTGAAACGATTGATGTCTTGGAAGGTGGTTCTCAATACGATGTTATTACTCCACCAAAAGTTAGTCTTGAAAGTTTAACTGGTGCTGGTGTAAGTGCGACAGCAAATGTTAAAGGTTCATTTGAAAGAATTGATATTATAGACCCAGGCTTTGATTATACTGCACCACCTAAGATTGAAATTAGTGGTGGTAATGGTAAAAATGCGATTGCAAGAGCAAGATTAAGACAAGTTGATCATTTCATGGATTTTGACGCATCATCAACAGGTAATGCGATCAGTATTTCAGAGGATACTATTGGTTTTGGAACATTTCATAAGTTTCGTGATGGTGAAGCTGTAATCTACAAAACATTTAATACTGGTGCAATCGGTATTGCAAGTGCTGGTATTACAACAACTTTAATTCAACAAACACCAGATCAAAGACTCGTTGACGAATCTGTTTATTTTGTGTCTAAAGTTAATAATACAACTATTAAACTTGCAAATAAAGAAAACGATGCGTTAACTAAATCAAACTTAATCAACCTCACTGGTTTTGCTGACGGTACACAAAGATTTCAGAGTGTAAATAAAAAACTTGTTTTAGGTCAAATTATTATTGAAAATCCTGGCGAAGGGTATGAAAATAAAAGAAGATTAGTTTCTACTGCTGGTATTAATACATACTCAGATTTTATTGAATATAAAAATCATGGATTTGAAGATGGTGAATTGATTCGTTATTCAAATAATGAAATTAAGATTGGTGGTTTAGATACAGATCAAGATTATTATGTTTTAAAAGTAAGTGATGATCGTTTTAGACTTGCAGCTGCTGGTATTGGAAGCACTCTATCAAATTTAAATTACCTATCAAAACAATTTGTTGGAATGACTTCGGTTGGTTCTGGAGATCATGTATTTAATTACACTCCAATCGTCGTCAATGTAAAAGGAGAAATAGGAGTTAACACAACAACAGAAAATTTTCATGCAAGAGTTAATCCAATTGTAAGAGGTTCAATAACATCGATTAATGTTGAGAAATCTGGTCTTGGATATGGAAATGATACAACCTTTAACTTCAGTATTCCACCTCAAGTTCGTGTTTCTTCTGGATCATCATCAGAATACAAAGCTATTGTAACTAATGGTAAAATACAGTCTGTAATCGTAACTCGTTCTGGTGCAGATTATACATCTACTCCAGATTTAAAAATACTAGGTGATGGAGCTGGTGCAAAAATTATATCATCTATTAGTAATGAGAGAGTTGACAGAGTTATTGTTGATAATGGTGGTGTTGGATATACAACTGCGAGTGTTTCTGTTCAAGAAATTATTCCTGGCACTGGTGCAATATTCTTACCTAAGATTAGATCTTGGGCGGTTAATAATGTTAAAAGATATGAGGATATATTTTATGGAGATGATGGTTTCTTATCAAGAGGTAATAATGATGAGGGAATTAAATTTACATCATTCTACGCACCAAGAGGTCTTAGAAAAATATTAAAATCAAAGAATAGTGATGGAACAATTGATTATACGTCAAACGATTTAAATATTTTAAACAATGCAGAACAAGTATCTTTAAATCATTCACCTATTATTGGTTGGGCATATGATGGCAATCCAATTTATGGCCCATATGGATATGATCGAAAAGATGGTGGTGTTGTAAGAATTATGAGATCTGGTTACTCTCTTAAAACCACAAGAGAGAATGGCCCTCCAATATCTACTTTCCCTCTTGGATTTTTTGTTGAAGATTATGAATATCTTGGCGATGGTGATTTAGATGAAAATAACGGTAGATATTGCATTACTCCAGATTATCCAAACGGAACTTTTGCTTATTTTGCAACAATCAACCCAAGTGAAAATGAAACAAGTGGAACATTTAAAAATTTCCGAGCTCCAGTATTTCCATATTTAATTGGTGATAATTATGCTGCACAACCAGATGATTGGAACTTTATTGAAACAAATAATCAAGACCTAGATTTAAACGCATTGAATCTTCGTAGAAATACAAATCCTTATAAAATTGAAGGATCTGGTGTTAACTATGAGGGTATTCATGATAGTCGTAAATCAGTTGACCAAGAAATAGAAGTGAATTATGCTTCTGCTGGTAGAATCAATCAATATGAAGTATTAAGTTCTGGAAGTGGTTATCAAGTTAAAGATAAACTTAGAGTCACAAGTATAGGAAAAGGAAATGGATTTTCTGGTGAAATATCAACAGTAGAAGGACAGGAAATAATATCGATTGCGTCAACTGTAGTTAAAATTGAAAATGTAGTATTTACATATGATAGGTCAAGTGGAGATGTAACTGGATTATCATCTCAACCTCATGATTTAGTTATTGGTGATGAAGTTACTGTTTCTGGTCTTTCTACAGATACCTTAAGAAGACTTGATGGAAGACATCAAATTGGATTCAACACTTCATTTTTAAAACTAGGCACAGGTATTGGAACAACAGTCGCAACTGGAATTATCACAAGTATATCAGTATCTGGTAATTTATCTCCAAACTCAGTTGCAGCAAATGATGTTCTTGGTATTAATACAGAAAGATTTTTAGTTCTTAATGTTGATGATGTTAATAGTAATATTAGAGTTAAGAGACAGTTTGATGGTGTTTTAGGAACTGCACACAGTAGCGCCTCTTTAATTACAAATTTAAATCGAACTATTTCATTTAATATTGGTATTAAAACTGATATTCAAACAAGAGTTAACGTTCCTTACTATTTTAATCCTAGTGAAAGTGTTGCGATAGGAACAGCATCTGGTGTTGGTATTGGTTCAACAGTCAAATATTCATATCGAGTAGTTGGTGGTGGAACAACAGAAATATTCATTCCAACTCAAAATATCTTCTTACAAGATCATGGATTTGTAACTGGTGAAAAACTTATTTACTCAAGTGATGATGGAACTCCTCTTTTAGTATCTAATGGGATAAACGCAGTACCTAACTTTAGATTAACTAATAATTCTCCAGTATTTGCAATCAGAGAAAGTAAAGATTTACTAGGAATATCAACCAATCCTTTAGGAATTGGGTCTACTGGTTCAGTAACAGGTATTGGTTCAACAGCTTATCGATTATTCTTTGATGATTTTGGAAGTGGTCAAGTTCATAGTTTTAAACCCACAGAGACTGAAATTACAGGTTTTATAGAAAAAGTAGTTGGAACTGTAGTTTGTAAGGAAGCACATAAACTACAAACTGATGATCGTGTTTCTTTATCTGTAACGCCAGGGATTACAACTTCTTTTGACATCCAGTTTGATGATACAACTAGAAGAACTTTTGTTAATCCAATTAGTTTTGGCGCAGCTTCTGTAGATATAATCAAAGATCAAATTACACTTCCTAATCATGGATATGAAACTGGCGATAAAATAATTTACAAATCAACAAGTCCAGCAAATCCACTATTTAATGATTTTACATACTTTATCGTAAGAATTGATAAAAATACAATTAAGTTATCTGAGACTGCTTTTAAATCTAAGAAATTAATACCTGACTGTATATCACTTACATCAACTGGATCTGGACATAAAATTGCTCTTATCAATCCACCGTTGTCATTAACTCGTGGTTATAAAGTTGGATTTGCTGTGTCAGACACATCTTTAACTCAAGTTATATCTGGAAAGAGAAGTCAAGTATTTGATTTTGAGTTATTCAGAGATACAAACTTTACAAATCCATATTTTAATAATGATGAAGATGTTGGATTCCAAGTCGTTGGTGTGGGAACAGTTGGTGTAACAACAACTGCGAGAGTTGATCTTTCTGTAACATCAAACACTCCAGAGGATTTATTCTATAAATTAACACCTGTCAATTTAGGCATTAATGCTCCAACAAAGAGAAATCCAATCATTGATACTGACGTTATTAATCATTCTAGTTTAAAAATATCAGATAGTGGTTACAACGGTGATTATGTAATTACAGGAATTGGAAGCACTACATTCTCATTTGTATTACCATTTCAACCAGAAAAAGATGGTTATACAAAAGATGAAGCTACAACTTTAAAATATGCCACATCATCTACGAGTGCTATTGGTGCGATTGATAAAATAAGAATTATATCAAATGGTAGAAATTATCAAAGTATTCCAGTTGTTACTTCAATTGGATCAACTCTTGGAGTTGGTGGTGTAGTTAGATTGAATAGTAATGAAACTGGTAAGTTAAGAAGATACACAATTAAAAATTTAGGATTTGATTACTCAGCAGATAAAACAATTCAACCATCTGTACAATTGCCACAAATTTTGAGATTAGATAGATTATCTAAGATATCAAGTATCGGTATCAGTTCTGGAGGTAAAAACTATATTGAACCACCAAATATTGTTGTTATAGATCGTGTAACTGGTTTAGTTAAAGATGAAGTTATAACAACTGTTGAATTACAGGGAACATCTGTATCTAAAGTTAAACTTTTAACAAACACAAACTCATTATATGATACAAATCCAAGAATTGTTGCTACAAATAATAATAATGGAATAAAAGTCAAAGATTTATCATTCACAAGCGGCACTAACTTGGTAACTCTAACTCTTGAAGGTGCGTATGATTCTACAACGTATCCGTTTACATTAGGAGAAAAATTATATGTTGAAAACATAGGTATTGGGTCAACAGGAAGTGGATTTAATTCATCAGATTATAATTATGAACCATTTGTAATTACTGGAGTGAACACCAACCCAGGCGGAGGAAATGCAACTGTATCATACAATTTGGATAGATCAGTTACACAGCCAGGTATCTTTAGCGGATCTTCATCTTCTGGACAAGCAATACCATTTATAAACATAGCTGCATTTGATATAAGTGTAGATACAAATCAATTCAGTATTGGAGAAAAAGTAAGCACAGGTGATAAAGAAGGGACTGTTGTTGCATGGAATGAGAACAACAAATATCTAAAAGTTCTCTCAAATGATACTTTTAGTGTTGGAGAATCAATTAATGGTGAATCTTCTAAGT